ACAAGACCTTGAAGAAGCTCTAGGTAATTACTATTCAATTATGTGTAAAGAGTTCCAAAAGGCTTATGTTAAAATAACTTTCCATCACATGAAGAAAGAAAAAGGTAAATTATTACCTGATTTAGTTAGAGATAAAGATGTTAAACTGACTGTAACAACAGGATTAGAAGCACTTGGTAGAAGTTCAGATTTAAACAAATTGATTACATTTTGGGATGTTATGGGTAAAGTTGGCCCTATTGCTGCACAGCTCGGAGGTAAAGTTGAGCCTATAGCAGCAACTATTGCAGCATCTTTAAATATGAGTATTGATGGAATGTTTTATTCTGAAGAAGAAAAGCAAGAACAGCAAAAACAAGTTCAACAACAAGCTCTGTTAGAAAAAGCAGCACCTAATATGGTGAATAAATATGGTGATTTAATGCAACAACAGCAAGAGCAAGAAGGACAACAATAAAGGAGAATTTATGTCAAGTAAATCAAAGAAACCAGCAGAAGAAGTAAAAGAAGAAACTAAGGTTGATGAAAATAAAGGTAAAGTAGCTCCTGAGGAAATTCCCAGTAGTGCTACAGATACTACTGGAGATAATGAACCAGCAGAAGAAGTAGAAAAAATTGACCCTAGAGTTCAATGTATTCTTGAACTTAATCGTAAGAAAAAAGTTAAAGAATCTGTTAAACAAGCTGGTATTTATTCAGCTATGAACAAAATTAAAATTGTAAGGAAATAATTATGGCTGAAGAAGAAACAAAAAATACGACACCTGAAGGTCGAGAAGAAACCACTCAAACCCCTCCTACATCTGAAACAGAGGAGAACAAAGCAAATACCAATGAGATTGAAGATGGTGAAGAAGAAAATAAAAGTAAAGATATAGACCCAAAAGATGTCAACTTGGACAATCCTGAAGAAGTAGCAACAGCACTTGATAAAAAGGGAATTGATTACAATACTTTAACAGAAGAATATTTAGCAACTGGAGCTATCAGTGAAGCTAATATCAAAAAACTAGAAGAAGTTGGTATTCCTAGAGAAATGGTTGATGGATATATCAAAGGTTATGAAGCTAGAGTTGAAGTAGAACAAAATGAACTAGGTGCTATCGTTGGTGGTAGAGATAAGTTAGAAGAAATCAAGAACTGGGCAGCAGCTAACTTATCAAAAGAAAAGATTATATCACTCAATGCAATAAGAAATAGAGAAGAATTAGAATTAGTATTAATAGGATTGAAGGCAAGTATGGAAGACAAAGAAGGAAAAAATCCTGAATACCAAAAAGGTACAGGAAATAATGTAGCAGTTGCTGGGTATCGTTCACAAGCAGAAATGTTTGAAGCTATCAAAGACCCTAAATATCAAAAAGACCCAGCATATAGACAAGATGTTCAAAAGAAGATTACAGCTAGTAGGGAAGCTGGAATTGACTTAGGTATTTATTAATAAATAAAAGGAGATTTAACAAAAAATGGCAGACACTTATGATTTTACTCGTTTAGGTCAAGCTAACTTTACAGGTGATGTAGCAGCTCTATTTAAAGACCAATTTATTCCTGAGCTATTAACAGCTTTTGATGCTAAACGTGTAATGAAAAATTATGTAAGAAGCAAAACAATTACTAAAGGTAAATCAGCTTCATTCCCAGTATTAGGGCAAACTTCAGCTAAATATGTGGGTGTTGGAGATACTTTACTAGGAAACCAAACAATCGCTCACAACGAAATCACAATCAACGTTGACCCATTCTTGGTATCTGATATTCTAATTCATGATTTGGATGTTAAAATGCAAGAATATGATGATAGAGCTGAAATCGTTAGAGAAATGTCAAGAGCTTTGGCTAATACAGAAGATAAACAACTTCTTCAAGTTGGTGTATTGGCAGCAAGAAAAGGAGCTATTGTTGAAGGTGGAAACGGTGGCACAGTTCTTAAAGCAGGTACTAATGCAACAACTGATGGTGAAACTTTAGCAGCAGCTATTTATATGGCTGGTGTTGAATTAGATAACAAAGATATTCCTGAAGAAGATAGATATTGCTTTGTTAAACCGCTTCAATATGCTATGCTTGCTCAATATGAAGATATTAAAAACCATGATATTGGTACAGGTTCATATTCTGATGGCACAACTGGTAAATTGAATGGTATCCAAGTTATCAAAACTAACCACTTACCACAAGAAAATATTGCACAATCAACAGATGCAACAAAACCTAACAATGTTTACTATGGTGATTTCTCTAATACAGCAGCATTAGTTATGAACAGACAAGCAGTTGGTACAGTATCACTACAAGGTTTGATTGTTGAACCTAAATGGATGTTAGAAAGACTTGGACACTTATTGACAGCAAGAATCTTACAAGGTCATGGTATTCTTAGACCTGATTGTGCTGTTGAAATTTCTGCGGAAGCAGCCTAAGTGTGCTTGACACAAATTAAATATATAAGGGTAGTCTTTATGGCTACCCTTTTTTTTGAGGAGATAAAATGACAACAAAATTAGAAGCAATAAACACTATGCTATCTTGTATTGGACAATCACCATTAAACACCTTAGAAGGTATTAAAAGTTATTTCACTATAGCAGCAGAGAGTATTCTTGATAGTGAAACAAAGAGAATACAATTAACAGGTTGGGATTTTAACTCTGAGGATAACTATCAACTCAACCCTGATGAAAATAATATTATCAAAATTCCTGACAATATGGCTATGGTTAAATTCCCTACTTTATACAAAAACAGATATGTTGTTAGAGAAGGTAAACTGTATGATAAATTTGAACATACTTATGAAATACCTACACCTTTAAAGGTATCAGTTGTATTTTCTTATGATTTTGAAGATTTACCTGAAGCAGCTAGAGTATATGCTATGATGTCAGCTTCTTACAAGTTTGTTAAACGTGAGCTTGGAGCTGATAAAGTAGCACAATTCACTCAAGAAGATTTGATGGAAGCAAGAGTAGCTTTAGAACAACATGAATTAGAGATAGGTGAATATACAATGATACCTGATATGTACAATGGTAACATCAAGGAGTGGTTATAATGACTTTAGTAAGAGATACAGTAGCTAACTTTATTGGTGGAGTTTCTCAACAACCTGATAAACTTATGTACCCTAATCAATCAAAGAAATTGGTTAATTACCTCCCTAATCCCTCTATAGGTTTGAAAGATAGACCACCAACAGAACATATAGCAACCTTAATGCCTAAAGTAGATGTTCATCCATTATGTCATACAATCATCAAGGAAGATGAAGAATATGAGGTTATTATAACAGGTGATGGAAGTATTAAAGTCTTTGATTTAAAAGGCAATGAAAAGGAAGTAACTATTCAAGAGGGTTGTGAACAGTATATAACCTCTACACAGCCTTTAAAAGATTTATATGCTGTAACTATAGCAGATTACACTTTTGTCTTAAATAAAACGGTTTATACAGCTTTAACAGATGATACATATCCAAACCCTTACGCAGCTAGTGCTTTAATCTTTGTTAGACAAGGTAATTACACAACAGACCACATAATCAAAGTTAATGGTACACAGGTTGCAAGTTACACTTCAACAAGTGATTTAGCAACTACTAAAACAAATACTATAGCAACTAATCTTTATAATAACTTGGTTACTAATTTAGGAACAACAAACTGGAATATTAAAAAATCAGGTTCTGTTATCTATATTCAGAAAAAAGATGGTACAGCATTCACTATTCAATCAGAAGATAGTAATGCTGATAATGATTTATATTGTTTTTATAAATCAGCTGATGCTATCAATGTGCTACCAACAGTAGCTCCGAATGGCTTCATTCTGAAGATTGTCGGAGAAGATGTTAATAAAGCTGATGATTATTATGTTCAGTTTGAAACATCTGATAGTTCAGATTTTGGTTCAGGTAGTTGGAAAGAATGTTGTTCACCTGATATACAATATAGAATAGACCCTACAACAATGCCTCATGCTCTGATTAGACAGGCTGATGGCTCATTTAGTTTTGAAACAATAGACTGGACAGATAGAGGTGCAGGTGATGAAGATTCAGCTCCTTCCCCATCTTTCATTGGGAATACAATACAAGATATATTCACCCACAAAGGTAGATTAGCTTTTCTATCAGTGGATAAATCAATTTATTCTGATACACAAGATATATTTTCATTCTTTAAGAAAACAACAACAGCAGAGTTAGATACAGACCCAATAGATGTTGGTTCAAACTCTAAAATGGTTCTTTTAAAACACAACTTACCATTTAATGAAGAACTATTATTATTCTCAGAATCTTCAGCATTCTCAATCAAAGGTGGAGATGTATTTTCAAACTCTACAGCAGCTATTGATTTAACAATGGAATATCCTTGTTCAAGGTATGTTAAACCTATCAATGCTGGGGGTACAGGTTTCTTCTTATTTGAGAATGGTGATTATTCAAGAGTTATGGAAATCTATATCACATCTACTTATGCTATAGACGCTAGAGATGTTACAGAACAAGTGCCGAGTTACCTGCCTAAAGATATGTATAAGATTGCAGGCTCTACGGCAAATAACCTAGCTTGTTTCTTAACAACAGCAGAAACAGATGCTGTTTATGT